CCCTCGCCGTAATACTTCTGGCGGATTTCGTCGATGGTGTGCGTCTTGGAGAACTCGGCCTGCTCTGTCAGCTCAAGTTGTCGGTCCACATAGCGGACATCGTCGAACTCGCCCCGGAGATTTTCTCCGTAAACTGGTAGTACTTCATTGGTAATCTTCTCGGCCGTCTCTACAAGCACGGGCCAGATGCCGTACTCATTGAACGTCGCCCGTCCGGTCTTGGCATTGGCCTCCGTGGCGCTCGTGTCCAGCATAGACGCCAGTCCGGGCGCATAGATGCCAAATATCTCTTCTTTGTTGAACTTGCGACCGGCCAGGAACTCCATGTCCTTCTGGCTCATGGCCGCCTGCATCCATTCGACGCCGCCCTTGCCGGCATTGCGAAGCATCATCATCTGCCGTTTCTTGGCGCTATCTACGACATCCTTCTTGATCAGCTCCCAATCCGAGTCCAGGATTACATCGGCAAATGCCAGGATGCCGGGAAGGCGGGCGTTGTTCTCGCCGAACAGTTTGGTGTTCCAGTCCTGCATTTTCAAGTCGCCCTGCGCAATAGTCGCCAATGCCTCAATGGGCGATAGTCCGACGAATGGATCCAGTGGATTGAACTTCTTGAAGTGGACAATTTCCCACGGCTCCAAAGGGATCTGCCGCCCATCCCCCGGATCATACATATAGCCTTTCAAGTACATCCGTCCGTCCGGCACTGGCTTGATTCGATGGCTTGGCACCGTCCAGAGTTCGGAGGGGGGAGCATTTTCGCCGGCTCGATTCAGCCACCAGTAAGCATTCCCCGTAAGTGCCCGATAGCTAGCCGTTGCGTTCAGGAACTCGTATCGGCTCATCAGCGGATTCGGCCGCATCAGGAGCCGCTCGAAATCATGGTTGATTAAATCCTCTTCATCTTCGCCTTGCATCTGCTTGACCGAGAACGGCACTGTAGCAATAGCATTAGCAAGCATGCTTACGGCAATCTGTACCCAGGATAGCCGCTGGTATAGCTCGGCCTGGCTGCGCCACATAGCTGGATTGAAGTCGCTAGATGATGCCACGGCAGCCGTGTCCAGTATCCACTTTGGATACTGCTTTCCTGCTTTGGCATATCCGAACCGAGCTGCTATGGTGTCAATGAGACCCATAAGCTGACCTCATGCGAAACTGACCAATTCCGCCCCGGATATCATCTCGCCCACCATCAGCTCTGTGAATAACCATACCATGGCATCGAGCCTATCGGGCGACTTCTCGCCAGGAACCCAGGTACACATCTGGTCTTCGAGTTCTGGGAATTCCCCGACATGATGGATTCGCTTCTCACCATACAGGGCGGACACTGGTTCCGCCCGGGTAAACTTTCCCCTGGCCGCCCGCACCTGGCGCACATAGACATTGTGGCCTATCGGCTTATCATTCTCATCTCGGAGCATCCGTATCGTGTTCTCAACCAGATCTCCGCCATTATTGACTTCGGCTATGATGGCATTGGCCGCATGATTTCGATAGGCATCGACTGCTCTCCGGGCCCAGGCATTCGGGGCCAGTGTGCCGGAGCCGTCAGCCAGCACATAGCCATGCCCAACTTCGCTGATGCCTCCGACAATGATGCCCGTCTCGTTGCTGTCTGCGGTAGCCGTGACAGCCGGGTCAATAGACACGCCAATCTTCTTCAGGGCCGGCGCTTCCTTGACTCGTAATGCCTCGATATTATCTCGTTCCCATAGCGCCCCCTCGACCTCGTCAATCCACAGACCGAAGCGCAATCGTTGCTTCCTGGCGCCCGTTAGTCCGTCCAGAACCGAGAGCGTTCGCTTGCCCTGCTCTGTCCAGTCAGCCCCATCATACAGCGTGGGGTTGTCCACGTGTCGGCTGTCAATCTTTTGTAGTGTCCCGGCCGCGGCCCTTCGCATAATCCAGTGCGTCGAATACGCCGGGTTGCAATCTCCCATGAGGAAGGCGTTGGGCATGTTACCCGCCCGCCCTGTCGTTCTTGTGGCTAGCGTCTCCCATTCCTCTAACGATAACTCCTCGGCCTGGTTGACATAGATCACATCACGCTCAGAAGATAGGACTCTGTCTGGGTTGTCCATGCCGCCGACCCATATCACGGATCCGTTAGGATACAGGTAACGGTCTGGGCGCTTGCCGCCAAAGGCGACAATCTGGCTTTCTGGATTATCCGGCGGAACCGGCAGTATCTTTTTCTCGAATGTCTCCAAAACAGTTCCGGGCATCGAGGCATAGGTTTTGCGAACAATAGCGCCTCGTAAACCCGGCCATATCCGGGCTAGATTATGGAGATGCCATAGACAGGCTATTGTCTTTCCCGTCTCCGCCGGGCCAGCCAAGATCCTTTCATGTGCTAGCGCGGTTTCAATGAATGCCTTATTGTTCCCAATGAAATTATAGGGCCTCGGCCTAGTTTTCTTGATCCGACTCCGGCGCCCCAGGTCCATCAAGTCTGCCTCGGGCCATCGGCTCTTCGGCAGCCTCAAGGAGGGCGGCAAGGTTGAGTCTGACTCCATCAGTTTCGCTCTGCGCCAACTTGATCCAATCCAGAACGTCCTTGTCTGTCTTCAGTGTACCGTCTTCGCCCGTCCGGGCTCGAACCACCTTCATAATGATCCGCAGTCTCTCCGCTCGGTTGGCGATATCGCTCATCAGCGTGAGTCTGTCCACCTCGGCGGAGAATTCGGGGTCGGACTTCCAGGCGAATACAGTCCGCATGGCGATCCCGACCTCAGCCGCCGTCTCACGCGCCGTGAAACCGAGCGCCAGCATTGTGGCAACTCGGGATCGTTTGGATGACCAGCGGAATTGTGCGCTTTGTGTGCGATGGGAGCCCATGTTCTGATAATGCCACTAGCCGGACAGAGCCGGCTAGTGCATCCTTGTTGCCCCGACGTTTGCTGGCATTCAGCCTCTCGGGTTACTGGCACAAATGAAACGACCCCCGTCTCCTTCCTGGAGAGAGGGGCCAGTGGATAGGGCTGGTCCTACTACGGCGTTGTTATGTTGCTAGACTATCACGGTTTCTTATGCTTGTCAAGTCCCTAGCAATCCCAATTGCCACTTCAGTCATCCCTTATCGTCCCCATAATCACCAGTGCGCTGATGACGCCGATGCAGTAGCCCAGCGTCAAGATGGCAAATGCGAGCTGTAGGTTCATCCCCGTCTACCATCCCGGTCCAGCAAGCCGGCGCTCCCGATACGCCTTCGGGATGTGAAGCCCGAAGGCGGCCTCTCGTGTCCCGAGCGGGCCGGCCGCCTTTTCGTAATCCTGAAGAGCCTCCAGGTAGGCCAGGCCCACCCAAGCTTCATTGGCACACAGCACTTCTAGGGCCTGAACCAAGGCATTAATGGCCGTTACGCGCCAGAGCCCATCAGTATAAAGCTTGTGGGCAATTCCCTGGCTGATTTCCTGTACTGTTTCCTGGGCTTCGAGTGTGTTCATGGTTTCATCTCCTGGTCCCAGGATAGCACTTTCCCGACGCCGGGAACAAGAGTACGGGGGTCATAGAACGCTAGTTCTGTGCCGGAACGGGCTCATCTACCTGTCTGGCTCGAAAATGCGTCCAATGTCCACAATGGCCGCACATGAATTTCCCTACCCGGATTTCGCTGCCGGGCACATCGACCAGAATGGCGGTGTAGCCATGAATCACTACGATGGGCACAATGTTCATTCCACAGTTGACACAAATCAACATCATGCTCTCTGCCATACGCTCACTCTCCATGCAATCCAATGCAGCCCCGACCACAGAACCCAGATGCCATACCAGAGGATGCCGAGGATGCAGCTCAAGGCGTCATCGCCCACAAGAATGCGCGGCCCAGCGGCCCAAGCATCAAGCGGGTATCATCGAACAGCATGCCCA